CAACATCAATTCCTGCGCTTACTTGTACTTGTGGACAAGTAGTAGGATTAAAAGTAATGCCTGAGCCTATTTCGATTGTTAATGCCGCGACCTTAGCCAATGCTGATGTGCGGAATTGAAGGATAGGTGTGTACCCCGCTAATGATATCGGTTGGTCTAGGTCAGGGTTTCCATTGAAATCATTTAGACAGTACGAAAATGCAATAGCCCATTCTTGCTGTTGGCGTAATTTAAGACCAACAGGGTCAGGCGTTTGAGTAAGCGTATACGCTGTCATTTATTCTCCAAGTGGGTTATTGCATTGAGGGCAGAAGGTTGCAGACTTACTTGCTGGTGTTTGGCACTTAGGGCATATGTTAGACATAGCCGCAAAGAATGAAACAACCGCTGAGCCTTCACTCAATTCAGTTAATGCCCATACCAACGCATCCATGCGGTCTGGGCTATCCTGATTTGTTCCGGGTTCGTATTCGCACATTTGATCTTCCATTTGTCCGAAATAACCCACATGATGCACACGCCCTTGCTCGTATAAAGCAGCAATAGGTTCTGCGCGTACTAATTTACCACGGCTTGCTGTTACCTTCTTGACAGGTACAGAGCCTTTAACTTGTTGCAAAAGATGAACTACTAGGTCGCCACCGTTGTTCGTTTCAGCGACTATGCGGTCTGCCTTGTGTAGTTCAAAAGACTTTACTGCTTGCGTAGCCCAATCCTGTGGGCTTGCCTTAATTGTATCGTCAGCCAATACATAAAATTGACCATCTGCGCTTAGCCCTGCGGTCACAATGCCGGTACTGTCGCTTGTCTCCGTATTCGTTACGGCTGGGTCTACACCTACAACCACTCGGATAAGTGGCGGAACATCCTCTAACTTAACTCGTGCTGATTCAATACCTGAGCGAGTCCATAAAGCACCGGGATTATCGTCAAGGATTTCGCCAAATAACTCTTGTCTACCTAACCGAGTATTTTCATACTTAGCCCGTAAGGTAACCAATGTACTCTCAGCAAGGTTGTCTTTGTTCTCGTATGTACTGCCACGCGTGATAGCCGTTTCAGGGTCTTTTAGGATTTCCTTAACGATTTTGGTTGGTCGTGGTGTAGTCGTAACAATAACTTGCGGGTTATCGCCTAGGCGCAAACCAAATTGTAACTGGTCAAATGTTTCAGGTGTAGCCCATGCCGCTAATTCGTCACACCAAGCACCATGATGCTGTGGTCCACGAAGTCGGTCTGGCTTCTCTGCGGAAAATCCTTTAATGCGTGAGCCGTTAGGTAGGATGTATGCGCTACGAGATTTGTTCCAAGCGTTTTCATCAAATATGCCATAGCGGTCTAATACCGAGATGATGCCTGATTCGCCCTCAAAGCAGGTATCAATAACATCCGCGCTAGTTGGTGCTACTACCGCCCAGCGTGTTTTCGGATTCGTTATCGCTTGCCACACTATCCATTCCGCGCCCGTCCGAGTCTTGCCCCATCCGCGACCCGAGAGAATTAACCAAGTCCGCCAACTCGTTTCCGGTGGTAACTGATTCGCTCTCGCTGATATGTTCTGCCATTGCACTCTCGCCTGTGCCAGTTGCATCGTTTGCGGTGAGTAATGCGGCAAGGTCTCTAACTGCTCTATCAATTGATTCGCCGCCCGTCCATGTGGTTACATCCTGCTCAATCTTAATTGGCATATCCAACCCTGTAAGTTTAGCGCGCCTTTCCATTAAGCGTACGATAGTTAGAATTGCGCGTGTATCGCCTTTCATAGCGTTTGGCCATATGGCTACCTGTAGTCGGTCTATGCGGTCTAATTCTTGTGTCCGTAGTTCATCTGCTGGCTGTTGCATAGTGCGCTTGATAGCCCGCTTGTATGCCGCGTATGCCCCTGTGTGGTCAGCATAGCCAACTTCCTCAGCGATTCTCTGCCAAGTTAGTCCTACACGCCTAAGTTCCAGTACCTTGATTTCTTTATCTACCAACTCTGGGCTGGGAACGGCTGCGTTGTGATTTGGCATAGATGGATTACTTACTATTCACAGGCTTGTTCCAAGTAACGCCTTCATTCTCTTGGAACCACTTTACTGTTTCAGCGATACCCTCAGACAATGGCTTAAAGTCATTAATGTCCATGCCAATTGCTTTGAGTGTGCTTGGGTCAGCCGATACGACTGTGCCTAATTCTCTTGTAACGCGTTGGATGTCTATGCGATTTAGATTTGGATTAACCGCGGCTACAGCATCAACGATAGCCTTTAGGTCGTCTGGTGTTTGAATAGCCCCACCATGTGGCTCGCCTGTACGCATTGGTACTAGGTCAAGAGTTGCGCCCGGAATATGCTTTTGGATTTCCTGCGCTACTTCAAGGACTGTGTAAGGATTTAGGTTACCTACATCAATTGGATGCGTAGGAACATTTCCCTTAGCGGCTTCCTCTAGTGCGGTAACAAATACCTTAGCAACATCTCCTACCCATACTGTGTCGCTGTACTGTGTGCCGCCACCATACAAGCGCATAGGCTCGCCTGATAGGGCTGATGTAATAAATGATGGAACAATCTTGCGAACTTTAGCCGCGCCGTAAGGTGATGGTGCAGACTGGCGTGGACCATATGCGTTCATTGGTCGAACAGAGGTAACTCGTAGTCCTCTATCCTCTCGGTACATATGGACAAATCGCTCACCGCATGACTTAGTGATGCAGTATGTACCGCGTGCAATGTTAGCGTTACCAACAGCCGCGAATACCATAGGCAAGTCATAACGAGATGCCGCTTCAAATATATTAAGCGCACCCATGATGTTTGTTTCAGCAGATGCGTGTGGTGCATCAATTGTCTCGGTAGTACCAAGGACAGCGGCAAGGTGGATAATCGCATCAACATGAGCCGCGAATTCCATGACGATAGTATTATCGCGTACATCACCTAACATTCCATGTTCTAAGCGACCTCTGTGGTCTAGTACATAAGGTGTGTGTCCACGCGCTTCAAGTTCTGCGCAAATCCAAGAGCCAATAAATCCTGCTCCGCCTGTTACTCCTACTATCATGCTGTTGCCTTCCGATGTTTTTGGTTGATTATCTTAGGTACAGCGTAACGCCAGTCCACCTTGTGATGCAAGCGCCTATTGGCTGTTCCCATAGGATAAATCTTAACGCAGGATGGTGCCATCATAACCGAGTAAAAACTCTTGGTATATGTACCTTCCTCTAGGTATAACTCTGTCATGCCGCCTTGATTAGACTGAGTTGCTAATTGCAGGACATTGACATGGAATGATGTAAAGATTAACTCGCCTTGTGCGCCGTAGACTGTGTATAAATTAACATCATCATTAATTTTGCCCTTGAAGTCACAGTACTTGTCTGTGCGTATAAAAAAACTATTCATAGCCTTGCGTTGCAATCCGCGCTTGTAATTAGGGCTGTTGATGCCACCAATCATGTCTCCGCCTTGACCATACGCAACAGTAAGCGCGTTAGTGTCATCTAGGAATTGAAGCGTAGCCTCTGCAAGCGCATCAAAGTTCTTAACTCGAAATGATGTTAGTACGCCATTCTTGACAAATCGGTAGCGTAGGTCAGGGTAATCATCATCCAGTTGCAACATATAGTCGTAACCAAGGTCTTTAGCCATAGTCTGCGAGGCGTGACGCGCATAAATAATTGCGCGTCTATCACCGGATGTATCGGCATCATCTATGCGGTCTGCAACATCCTTCTTATTGAATTGCAATACCATGTCACCATAGCGGTTAAAGTATTCATCCGCTCGGGCATCCTCATTATCTATAACAATGTAAGTCTTGCCAGTCCAACCACATCTTGCCAACATATCCAAAGTTCGTATGTTATCGGGTCTGCCATGTGACAAGATAAATATGGCAAACTTTCTAGTCATTTCCATCCAGTTGTTCTAACTCTGTGATGGTTGTGAGGAAGTTAGCGTACCCATTACGGATTGCATCCTCAGCATCAATAATAACTAATGCCGATTCTTCCATTAACGCCTGTATCTCTGGCGATTGATGCGGATAAAACTCTGCGATTTGTTTATAGTCAAACTGCACATGACGATTAGCCGCCAGCAATAAAAATTCTTTTATGTCCGCAGGTAAGCGCGATTCATCAATCTCTTGTTTTAAGTTATCTGCCTTTGATGAATTGTATAACTCGCTAATGGCGGGTTCGTCACCAACTATCTGGTACTGCGGGATATCCATTTTGTTTGAGTATGTCTGTTGCATACCAGAGGCTTCGTCTACCTCTTTTTGCAATGACTCCATGATGCCGTCATCAAAACCAAATTCTTTTAAGTCCCAACCATCATTTTCCATTTCAAGCAACTGTTCAACAAGTACAGGAGTATCCCATTCCGCTAATTCAGCGGTGCGGTTGTCTGCAATTGCAAATGCTTTAGCGGTATCAATATCCCAGTTTGCTGGTACTTCCGTGATGGTGATTTCTGTCCAGTCAAGCGAGCGAGCGGCTTCGATTGTTCCGTTACCTGCAATGATTACGCCATTATGTACAACGATAGGTTTGCGTTGACCAAACTTTTCTAGTGAGTTAGCGATAGCCTTTAGATTTTTAGGCGAGTGCTTACGCGCATTGTTAGGGTCTAAAACTAAACTACTAATGGGTACTGATTTGATTTCCACTTTGCCCCCCAGCAAGCGTAAGTCTAGCGTCTAGCAAATCATCAACACTAGCGAGGTAAAACTCTCTTTGTTGATGAGTCAATCTATGCCCGTAATAGTCTTGTAGAGACAAGCGTAGGTATTCCAACGCTTCGTCTATATCCTCGACTGTGAGTTCATGTAGAACTATTTGCATAATTCAAGCCTATACGGGATAGACCAATTCCAATGTACTGCGTACTTTATCATACTTCTAGGCTTCCGCGGCGCTTTTCGTAAGCATTTTGTAGTGTGTCTATGTCGTAGTACTTTTTGCCTAAGACAACCAGATATGGGATTTCATCCTGCTTTATCCAGCGGTACATGGTAGGAACAGAGACCTTAAATACTTTGGTCGCTTCCAACAGGGTTAGCACTTAGGACACGCCCTAGCAATCGCCATTTTTCGCTAGACCAAACCGTGTTACAGGCTCGGCACTTAATGTCGCCAAAACTTGTAAGCGTGGCAGGATTAACTTGTAACTTATTGCCACAGGTTTCCCCCTTGTCGTCTACTGATGGGCAAGTGCCTATCGTTAATAAGTCACTACGATACCCCAAGACTGTATTTATTTGCTTGTTTATTGAGTCAATGTCTGCGGCGAGTTTCGCAACTTCTTGATACGAAGTAAAAATCCATTCCGCTTGTGCGGTTAAGTATTTGCAGGTAATTTCAATTCGATTATGTTCCTCGCCTCTAAAGGTAATGCGAGTATGTCGTTGTTCTATTCTAATCTTTGCTTCGTGTGCCATAAGGGGTTTGCTAATACCGCCAGTACGCAGATGTAAGGTTTCAACCCTAACTGGTATTGGCGGTGTCTTAGACCCACCTACACGCTCACCATATCCTTGTGCGGGAAGCATCTCGCTTTCCAATTGTTTGTACTTGCTGGAAAAAGACTTTAACTTTTCCACAGAATACTCCCAACAGTTAGGACATAGTGAGCGTTCGGTTGCCTTACGGCATGAAGCGCATTTCATTTACTATTGCATGCCTTACATTCGCAAGAGTTTGTAAAACACATACAGTCCTCGCCCGTTTGTAGCAATTTCTCACCATGACAAAAGTAACAAGTCATTTGGTTCTCTTTGCTTTAAGTGCCTCAACATCCTCGCGGTTGTAGTACACACGCTTGCCCTTCTTTTCCACCCATTTTAGTTGCTTGCGGTGTTCCATTTGGTGCAAGTTGTTTGGCTTAATGCCTAGTATCTCGCATACTTCGTCAGATGTTATTAGAATGGCCATTCGTCATTACCTGCCTTTGGTTCAGGATTAGACTTACGCTTTAGTGTGCCAACAACTGCAACCATCTTGGCTCTAATTTCAAACCCTTGCTTTAAGTTGCCATCACGACCTGTGAATTCAAATGCTTTTAGTTCGCCTTTAACAAGTAACTTAACACCTTTAAGTGGTGTGTCTGCCATCCACTCTGCAAGTTCACCAGTTGCACTTACTTTCCACCATACTGTTTCGCCTGTAATCCACTCGCCATTTTTGAACTCGCGTGGTGATTCAGCCAACGAAAGATTAGCAATAGCAAAATCGCCTTTGCTTCCCTTGATATATTTTAGTTCGGCATCTCCGCCACCATTACCAACAACCTCTATCTGCGCCATCTGAGCCCTCTTTCAAGTATATGTAATTGCCTTCGTTGTCCAACAATACCTTACTATCGTCCGAAAGCATGAGCGGAAACTCGGAAGGTTCTGCCCAACTTGGACAAATTTGTCCTCGGTCTATGGCTTTTTTAGGGCGCATATGAATAGAGTGTGTGCCTAGGTTATGACACATATGATGGACAGCGATTAGGTTGCAGACCTCATCCTTGCCACCCTGCGACTTTAGCCGCCTATGGTGCAACGCAAAGTCCGAGCAAGGTAGCCCACAGGCTTCGCAGTAGTTCCCAGCCCGTTGCAGTACCGCTTCCGCTATATCCTTATTCATTGTGATACCACAAACTTGATATCGCCACCTGTATAGGCATCATATTTGGATGCAATCCTTATCGCTTTACGCAGGACATTTTTTGCCTGTGCTATTGTCTCTACATTACCAGCGTTCAACGCTTCTAGCGCACCAAGAGCAAACCGCTCGCCCGAGCCAGCCACATAGATATTGTCGCTACTTTTTTCCCATGAATAGTCGGATTCAATTCGATAGACCTGATTCTGGATGCAGACGATAAGGATATTGTCATTCTCCACGGATTCGCCATCTCGCTTGTATTCATAGTCCGCCATATTGAAACACTTACGGATAGACGGCACTAGGATGCTGGTCACATATTTATCTATGTTCTTTAACTTAACCGCGGGTGCATCCCACCCATGTTCCAGCAGATTGATGCCACGGACTTGACCAGCACCAGCAATAATTAGTTCATTGTTCCTAAAGATTTTTCCCGTTGGGATATTTATGGCAAACCCATCACCATCCGAGGACTGTGAATCAGCCGCTATAACAGCCCAGCCGTCTCCTTGGATGGCGGCTAATGTGGTCATGGTTAAGGATAGCAATACAAGACCCGCCGAGAGGCAAATCATCAGCGGGTCTTGTAGGGATGAACGGCTCCCTCATGCACCTTCCATCTTTGCCGCGAGATTACGGCTCAGCGGCAAACCTATGCGGTTAGTTCTCGCATCATGTCGTTCAGCGCAGGATAATCTAATTTGTCAGACATCCACTCCACCGCATCAGGGGTGACCAAGTGGGTCATATAGTTTTGAAGCAAGAATCCAATGTAAGGATTATCTCGGTCTGGATTGTCTTGCATAAATGCCACCGCCTTGCGATAAAGCGGTTCGTCATTGTTAATATGTAAGGCAACACTCCATGTATCGCGATTTTTCCAACCGTTGTAAGTTGTGTCGCTCATTATGCACCAGCCTTACGCAATAGTGAAATCATTAATGCGCGAGAATTGATGCCGCGTTCTACCAAGTCGCGGATTGCTACATAATTTTGGAAAGTTTCCGCATCACCCCAACTATTTTTGTAAGCAACCACGCTGAATAGTTCTGTGATTTTTCTATCGAGTGCGTTCATATTAAGCACCTACCTTTTCAGCATCAGTAATGAAATCCAAAAGATTAACTGTGTGCATGTTAGCCATGCGCACCTTACATTCTTTTAATGTTGCAAAACGATTTAATTCTGAACTGCCATCTGCATTTGTAATGTACCAACCAAAAGAATCAGATAAACCAAATTGTTTTGATGTATAAAATTGTGCAATTTGTCCACAGCAAGACTTGTAAATGCGGGCTTGTTCTT